AACTGAATAAGAGAAGGACAAGAGGCGAGAGGCTGAGGAAGGACGCGCTTGTGATGCACGTCCGGCTGACTTTCATGAACGAACTCTTGGGAACGGCCTCCGGAAACGAGGATATTCACGGCACATATGTCGCCGGGAAGATCAAGAAGAAACAGAAGGCCAGCCAGAAGTATATCAGGGAAGGCCTGACAGATGAGCAGCGCGATGCGCTGGTGAATCAAGAACTTGAGGACATCAAGAATCTGAACGCTGAAGAAGAAATCACGAAGGGGAAGACGTTCTTCCCGCGGAACGACAACGGCGATCCGATCCTGTTCGACTACCAGATCAGGGGATTTTTCAAATCCGCCTGCGGAGCCTGCCGGCAGATTCCGGAAAGTGAGACGACCGCGAAGAAGTTTACTGCCTATAAAGGAAAGATTGACACCCTGATTCAGGTCTACAGCGACGTACAGAAGAGCAAGGACGCAATCGCGAATGGGACCGTAGAAGATAAGACGGTCCGCGAGATCGTGATCCACACGACAAAGCCGATCGGTGACTGCCAGCGTCCACTCCGGGCATCGACTCCGCAGGGTGACAGAGTGGCAATCAGCGATTCGGAATCCATCGCGCCGGGCGCATGGGTGGAGTTCGACATCGTGTCACTCCTTGGCGAAGGAAGCCGCGGGATGATCGAGGAGTGGCTGGACTACGGTTACGACAATGGGATCGGCGGTTGGAGGAACTCCCGAAAGGGATCCTTCACCTGGGACTATGTGGATCCAGAAGAGTAATGGCAACGATGTGGAAAAGAAAAGCGCTGAATGGCTACGGCATGTCGAAGCGTTAAGTTGCAAAAGCAAGGAGCTGTTAAGAGGGGCGTGAGAAAAGAATCGAATAGTTTTGCACAGAGAAGGAGAAGCACCGCGCTGATATCTAACACACGCTAACACGCACCAACGTGCAGAGTAACAGCTTAGTAGTCATGTGGAAAGCAACGCCAAAGAATAGAAAGGCAACGTTTTGTGCTGGCGACGCACAGCGAATCCAGGAATCGCAGAAGAAGAGCGCTGCATTGGGATACGATGGCGACGCACAGCGAATCCAGGAATCGCAGAAGAAGAGCGCTGCATTGGGATACGATGGCGACGCAAAGCGAACACAGGCAACGCAGAAGAAGAGTAAAGCGATGCACTGCCATGGACTGCGATGGCAATGTACAGCGAACATAAGCATCGGGAAAGAATAGTGAAGCCAAGCAATCCAAAAGAAATGGAATGCCTCGCTAACCAAGAGAAAAGAGTGGAAATGCGTAAGCAAGGTAGTGATTAGTTTCGCAAGGAGAAGGAAGGGCATAGAAACGTCTCGCTGAGCAGCACGCACTAACACACGCTAACACTTGCAGAAGAGAAGATATGAGGCGCGAAGTTCTGCTCTGGCAAAGCGACGAGATGCGCAGCGATAGCAAGGCGCTGACAGGCTATGCAGCTGGTAAAGCGACGAGATATGTGGCGCAGCAATAGCTGAGCATCGCATCGTTAGGCAAAAGCAAAGAAATGAGAAGAAAAGTTCTGTTGAGCCAAAGCGTAGCAATGCGAAGATGAGCACAAGCAATGCAATATTTTGCAATGGCCAAGGTAGCAAAGATGAGCGATGGCTGTGCAGAGAATGGAGTAGTTTTGGCGAAGACCTGCGAAGCAAAGAACTGCAATAGCTAGGTGTCTCTGGGTATTGCTTCGGCATGGAGAGGAGAAGAAGAGAAGTAGGCAATGAATTGCCGTAGCGATGCTGTGCCTGGACTGGCCATAGATAAGCTGTGAAAAGCGAACGATCTGCTAAAGAAAAGTTTAGCAGCGTATTGGTTCGCAGGGGAAAAGCGTCGCGGAGCGATGCGGCGGCATGAAAGGCTGAGGGCATTGTAGATCGATGAATTGCAAAAGCATTGCCGTGCATTGTTAGGCATAGGAAAAGAGTTGATTAGCCATAGCAGAGTATGGCAGCGAAATGCTTCGCAGGGGAAAAGCGTTGCACTGCGAGGAAATGGCGCGGGAAATGTGTCGAGTAGCAATAATCACAATCCGGAATGGCGATGTCATCCGCAAGGAGCATATGAGCTATGCAGCCGCACGAAGACATTGCCTGAGTTGTAACTGGCGGGATGGCGAATATCAGCTCGCAATTCAAATCACAGGAGGGGAAAGGAATGAGAAGAAAGATCATCATTAAGGCTTTGTCTGCCGGTATAGCGGCGGGATTCCTTGCACTGGCAAGGCCTGAAAGCCAGCCAGGGATGGGAGTTACAGCACTCATTGCGATCGCGTTTTACATGCTTAATTGCAGAGCATTGTCATCACTGATCCGTGAGAAACACTACTATACGGCGACGACAATCGGCGACCGGTACGGCCTGACCAGATGGGCCGATACGAAAGTAGGCGCGTGAAAAGGAGGGACACGGGATGGCAGTGAAAATCAATGAACTTGAGATCGAGAACCTTAAGCGGGTAAAAGCCGTACAGGTGACGCCTTCAGCGACGGGGTTGACGATCATCGGCGGGAATAATAATCAGGGCAAAACATCTGTTTTGGATGCGATTGCCTGGGCGCTCGGAGGTAATTCCTTCCGTCCATCGCAGCCACATAGGGAAGGGTCTGTATCTGATCCGTATCTCCATGTGGTTCTCAGCAACGGTCTTGTAGTGGAGCGAAAGGGCAAGAATTCTGATCTGAAAGTGACTGACCCGACCGGAGGTCGTGCCGGGCAACTGATTCTCGACAGCTTTATCTCCAAGCTGGCTCTCGATCTTCCGAAATTCATGCAGGCCAGTGACAGCGAAAAAACTAATATCCTGCTGAATATCATCGGAGTAAAAGACAAGCTGACCTCATTAGAAAAACAGGAGCGCGACATTTACCAGGAACGAACAGCAATCGGAAGAATTGCGGACCAGAAGAAAAAATATGCGGAAGAGCAGACATATTATCCAGACGTTCCTCAGGCGCCAGTGTCAGCATCGGAGCTGATCAGGCAGCAGCAGGAGATTCTAGCCAGAAACGGCGAAAATCAGCGAAAACGTGACAATCTGGAACACATAAAAGCGGAAAAACGCAGGCTTGAAATGCAGATTGCAGACCTTCATAAAAAGCTGGAAGCCATTCAAGCACAGTACGTAGACTGCGTTGAAGATGAACAGATTGCCGAAAAGACGGTCGCTCAGCTTCAGGACGAGTCAACTGCGGAGCTTGAAAAAAACATCGCACAAATCGACGAGACGAATCGGAAAGTCCGGGCGAATCTCGACAAAGACAAAGCCGAAGAAGATGCGAAACAGTACGCTGATCAGTACAACAACCTTACGGCTCAGCTCGACAAAGTCCGTAAGCAGAAAAAGCAGCTTTTTGATGGAGCAAAGCTTCCGCTTCCGGGGCTGACTGTTGTGGATGGGAAACTGCTGTACAACGGTCATCCATGGGATTGCATGAGCGGATCAGATCAGCTGAAGGTTGCGACTGCAATCGTGCGGGAATTGAATCCAGAATGCGGCTTTGTCCTGCTTGACAAGCTGGAACAGATGGACAGAAACACGCTTGCCGAGTTCGGTGAATGGCTGGAAAAAGAGAACCTGCAATGCATTGCCACCAGGGTGAGCAACGGTGATGAATGCAGCATCATCATTACCGATGGATATAGTGAATCAACCGCGTTGAAAACCGCGAAAGCGCCGTCATCAGCGTGGAAGGAAGGAGAGTTTTAATGGAGATAACACGAGGCGTTATCCACAAGGCGACAAAAGTCGTCATTTATGGCCCGGAAGGGATCGGGAAATCAACACTGGCTTCTAAATTTCCCGATCCTGTATTTATCGATACTGAGGGCAGCACGAACATGATGGATGTGGCGCGGCTTCCCGCGCCTTCCAGCTGGACAATGCTATTTGAAGAGATCGATTATGTCAAAACGCATCCAGATTGCTGCAAAACGCTGGTCATCGATACAGCTGACTGGGCTGAGCAGCTCTGCATCCGGTATATCTGCGAAAGCCGGAAGGTCAACGGAATCGAGGACTTCGGATATGGCAAGGGCTACACCTACGTCAAAGAAGAATTCGGACGCTTCCTGAACAAGGTATCTGACCTGATCGATATCGGAATCAACGTTGTTCTCACCGCACATGCTGTCATGCGGAAATTTGAACAGCCGGACGAACTTGGTGCATACGACCGCTGGGAACTGAAGCTTACAAAACAGTCTGCACCATTGGTGAAAGAGTGGTCGGACATAATGCTGTTTTGCAATTTTAAGACCGTTGTTATCAATGTCGACAACAAGGGAGCGACAAAAGGTAAGAACAAAGCGCAGGGAAACCGGCGTGTCATGTACACACAACACCATGCCTGCTGGGACGCGAAGAACCGCTCCGGGCTTCCGGAAGAAATCCCGATGGGATACGACGAGTATTTGAAGCCGATTATCGAAGGGATTGTAAGTGAAACGCAAGTCAATGTAAGTGAAACGCAAGCTGCAACCTACAAGATTGACGAAGGCAAGCAGATCGACCTGAAGGATTACCAGCACATCGCAAGCGGAGAGGAGATTGAGACAATACCGGCTGA